ACAAAAGCGCTTGTGCTGCTTTCAATTGTCGCCGCGGTAACGATGTCGTTTGTTCCGTCGTTGACCGTGATTGTGTGCGTTGCCGTTCCAGACACAGTTTTGAATCTGCAAAAGGCTTGGCCGTTTGAGCCGTAGTAGCTGGCTGGGATTGTGATAGACGCCGAAAGAAGAGTCTGCGCGGCCGAGTTCGAATCCCAGTCATAGCCAGCACTGCCCAAACCTTTGGCTGTTGCGTTGGCTGTTTTTGTGGCGCCGCCTGAAGCGGTCCAGCCAGCGACACCATTTTCAAAACCTGGGTTCGTGAGCAGGTTTGAATAAATCATTTCCTGCTGAGGAATTGGGGTCTGAGACGCCTGCGCGATCGGCGCAAAAATTAAACTGAGCAGGGCGAAAATTGAAATAATTGTTTTCATGTTCTTCTTCTCCTTAGGAAAGCTTCAAGTCAGTTGAACTTTGCACCATGCGGATGTCGGCCGGATCGGTATCGGTTCCGCGGTAGAGTCTAACCTTGATACGGTCGCCCGCGGCGACGGCTACCGAGTTAATTTGACCGGACGAGTCTGTTAGATCCAGAGTAAAGATTCTCGATTGTTTAGCGACCGTGTTAGTTAGCGCGGTGTTTGTCGTGGTGCGCTGATTTGTCGTCGAGTCTCGGGCCGTGGTACCTGGCGTTAGCAGCGTAGCCTGAGCTGAAAGCAAAATAGTGTTTGAGCTCGAGGGACTGTAAGCCTCAACATACATAAAGACTTGTTTGCCGGGAGTGTAACTTTGAGGAATAACCACAGTCGTATAAAGCTCTTGAGCCGCGCCGGCCGAAAACAGGCTTACGATGTCGCCAAACTCTTCGGAGTCAACGGGGCCTGTGCCGCTGAGCGCTGCCCACTTGATGCCACCACCGCCGCCGCCACCGCCGCCGAGCGGGGCCCAGAGACTATTGGCAAAGCCTTCGAATTGGTTCGTGTCCGAGTTCAGGCGAACCTGCCCCGCTACCGGTGAGCTGGGACGGTTTGCCACAGAACCCACCGGTAGCTTTACCGCGCCCGTTCCTTTGATATCCAGATAAGTGTTGTTCGTGCCGCTGCCGCTATAGATAGCGCGCATGACTTCAGTGCCGCCAACAAGAACCCCGAGAAGATCGGGGCCAGGCGAATAAAGACCCGTGTTCGGATCTCCATAAACTTGAAGGCCCGCGGCACTCGTTGAGCCAAGACTCATGATTACTTTGATGGCGTCCGTTGCGCTGAAATCTAGGACGTTAATCCAGGCCAAGTTGGCCACGTTTCGAATCTTCAAAATGTTGGCCGTGGTGTCCATCCACCACATTAGGCCGAACTTGTCGGTGGGTTCAGTTGCGCCTGAGTTGTTCGAGACGATAGCAGCCAGAACGTTATTTAAATCCGCTCTGAAAGATGCCCCCGTTTGGTTTGAAATGCTGTAATCGTGCTGCGACATGGTACCCCTTTCGATCAGCCTACTTTTCGGCCGTATCCTTTTGCAAGATAGTCAAATTTTCTCGAGACGTTTGTGCCGCCTGAGTTTTTAAATAAGATGTCAAAGCCGCTCACGGTTTGGTTCGTGATGGCATAAGTGTCGCCCGTTGCCATGTTCATGGCCGTAATATTAACAGACGGAAGAGCATAGAAGGGTTCGACATAGGCCACCGAGTAAGTCGAGGTTCCAGAGGTGATATCGCGGGCGGTGGCAATACGGTCTGGGACGTCGATCGAAAGAGACAGCGTTGTCACGACGAGATTGTGGGTCGAGTCTGCCGTGCCCATTTCGAGTTTAAACTGGATGCCGCGGGCAGTGTATTCGCCAATGACAAAAGGCTTCCACACGGTCCACACGGGCGAGCCTGAAGGGTCATCGAGCGTAGTTCTCATGTATAGCCGAGCGAAGACATCATCAACGATTGCGCCGTCAACGTAGCCCCAAGAGTCGACGTTGCCGCGAGCATCAATATAATCATCAATGGCATAGGCAGTCAGAAGAATGTTCGCAGTGACTCGCGAGGTGTAAACACCGCCGAAGTCTGTCACCGCGGCGAAGAGATAACTGGCCGTTGATGCAAAGCCGCCGAGGGTATCGACTGATATTTGATCGTCGATATTTCCGAGCATGGCATCCCATAGAGTGGAAGAAGTCAGAGTCAGGCCGCCGCCCAATATTTCGCAGTTCGTTTTTGTGCCGGCGAAGCCAGGGGATTCGGTGTCAGTGATGATTACGTTTAGGGCGATTCCCTCTGGAACTGTGGTGACAATGAGGGCCATCGTCTCTGACTGAAGACCGCTCGAGTCGAAGAACTTGGCCATGTAAGTTCCGGCCAGGAGCGGGGCCTGTGCCTGTGTCGCGCTACCCGGAAGAGCGGGAATGATATCAATTGCGTTGATCCAGTCTTGGCCCGTAGTCAGCGGCGTGTGCCGAATGCGAACATTTCCGCCAACGATTACATCAAGATCCACCGACTTATCCCAAGAGAGATTGGCAATGCCCTGAACCGGGATAAGTGAAAAGTTAACTACGTTCCCAGGAAGTGCGAGTTTCCCATAAACTTCGGTCGATGCCGTTGCGGCCGGGCTTCTTTTGCCGACTGCTGAAAGTGCCACGACGCTGACTTCATAGATGCCCGGCTGCACGTCTAGAATATCAATATCATTTGATGCAGTCTCAGGGAGTTCTATCCAGTTCGAAGTGGATTCCCGGTATTGCACCAGATAGCTGGCCGCGGTGGGCGAGGTGTCCCAGCTTACGGTAAGTTTAACTTTTACCTCTGCCTGGCTCTGGTAAAGAGACTCGGTGAGTTTGATCGAAGCGGGCGAGTCGGGAACGACTGAAAGCTCCGAGATCGAACGCGGCTCGAGTATGAGCCCGTTTTCGACGGCATCATATTTTCTAGGGTCACTGGCGAGCGCGGTGACTTCATATTGGCCCTGATCATTTTCAATGACTGAAAGAACGCGGAAGGTCTGGGCTTCAATTGCCGTTGTCGACATAAGCCAGATTGCGCCGTTTACGGGCGCCACGCTTAGAGCGGTCGCGAGGGTCACGACTTGGCCAATAACCTCAACGACGGAACTTGATTCCACGGTTCCGTCAGCTTGCATCACGTAGAAGATTGCGCCGTTTGTGCTCGCGGTTATTTCGGAGTCGATTGTGACTTGTGTCGTGGTGGCAGAAGAGACGCGGCCGCCAAGGCGAGTGCCGGCGCGTGCGGGATCTGCCACAGAAATAATCTGCCCCGGGCGACAGATTGCGCCTTCGACGCCCGTTTTGAACTGCACCGATTCGGATTCATTTTGTTCTGTGTAAAGAAGCCATCTGCCGACGCGGTTCGCTTGGCCCCGCGAGGTGCATCCCGTGGCGTAAATTTCTGTTTGAATCACTCCATATTTTGCAATGGCCGCGGTGTCTTCGACATACTCAACTTTTTGTCTGAAGAAGTCTTCTGGGTCATTCCACGAAACAAGCGCCACCGTGTGACGGGCTTTCATGCTGGCGCCAACATAACTAAAATTGCCGTCTATAACGTTTGCCGGAGTGTACAGGTAAACGGGGTCCGAAGGGGCATCTTGAGAGACTGTGATCGAGCCACCCGCCCAATAAGTCATGGCCCGGAAGACCGCGGCCATATCCTGAAGAACTTTATAAGACTCTTCGCGAGTCATGAAATAAATGTTGCACGTGAAACGTGGCTCAAATCCGCCGAAGCCATTTTTGACTGTTTGGTCGCAGTAGCGGCCGATTGTATACAATGCCCACTTATCAACGAGCGAAGTATCAAAGTCTTTTCCAAGACCGTAGCGGTCATTGGTGAGAAGATCATAAAAACACCAGGCCGGATTTGTGGTCCAGCCCACGCGCCAAGTCCCATCCCATATTCCGCTGTATGAAAGAGTGCCGTCGGCTTTTGTCGTCGAGTTAGAAGGTAGTTTCACCTTCAGAAGCTTCATGTCGTAGGCGCGATTTGGGACGTTCGAAAACTGAGAAGAATCGAACCTAAGTCCGACAAGCGCGCTGTTTGGATAGCGAAATCTGGCATCAATGATTTCAGTTATAGAATCAAAATAAAGATCATTTTGAATGTTAGAAGTGGGCGCGTCGGCAGTTAGGCGAACGAGTTTAATATCCCAGGGCGCCTGGCCTGCCGGCAGGTCGACGCGAACGGATCTTTGATATCTGGAAAGAGTTTTTCCGACAATGGGAGCGGCGGCATATAGCTGATAACCGCCGCCGTTTGACTGGATATAAATTGCAAAGTCCACAGAGTAGCCGGATAGATTTCCTGTGACGGGATCTTGAAAGCTGAGCTGGGGAACACCCATTGTCACGCGGGCGGCAGTTGCGTCCGGGTTTGTGATTGTTTTGATGACGGGAGCTGCCACCGTGACTCTTTGAAAAACCTGAGTCACCGCTTCAGTTGCGGCAAAGCCTATAATTGACGACTGGCTTTGCGTGCCGTTTACCGATTCATAGGTGACGCCCGAGAAGTTCCGAGTGCCGTTAGGATTTTCTAAGACTGTCTCATTTAAATAAATCGACTGAGCGCCGTTAACGAGTCCTTCGATTTCGCCTTCTGAGACGAGATCAAGAACCTTTCCATAAGCAATCGAGCGAAGACTATTTCGCTCTTCGGTCGGCGCGCCTTTATTGCTACCGCCGCCGCCGCCAGAGCCCGAAATAGTTTTAACGGGCTTCTTCATGTCACAGGCCTATCTTCTGTGTCGATGCCGGCGCCGATAACTACCGAGCCCACAATCATACGGCCATAACCCACCGGGACTGGATGCCCCTGGGAGGTGAGATTCACTGCGCCACTGAAAGAGCTCGAGGGATCTTCTGCGTTCTTTGCCTTTGGGTTTTTTGCCAAAAGCTGCGAGATCCCGCCAAGTGCAAAGGAAATACCGATCGAGCCGGCAATCCCAGGAATGAAAGCCAGCGAGCTGCCGGCCGTGAATGGAGTCGCGATAATGGCCGCTGCGATAAGCACAGAGCCCAGGATGATGCGGCCAACGGGTCCCGAACCCATAACGGTGGGAATAATTTTGATGTCCTGGCGCCCTATTGGAAAATGAATCTGGGCCACGCCATCAATTGGGGCAGAGCCCACGTGAACCTGATAGCCCACGTTACGCTGCGCTGAGCTCATGAGTTCTTTTTCAAAGCCGGGAAAGTTTGCGCAAAGGGCCCGAATGGCTTCGGCCGATGTCTTCAAATGGAAATGATGCGTGCTGCCAAACTTCCGGCCGAGCTCACCCATGAGACGAACCTTCCTAAGTTGAGGAGTGTCTGACAATTGCGACTGTGTTTTTCTTCCAGTAGCCACCGAACACCTCCCTGCATGAAAGTCTATTTTGAACATGGTGAAGCATCAAATCCTCGCCCAGATATATTGCGGCGTGATTTGGCACTTCGCTGCCAAGCTGCATTATCAGGCCGTCACCTATCACAGGCTGCGTTCCCTCTGGCATGACCTTGAAGCCAGCGGCCTGGAAGTTCTCGACGTAAAGATTTTGGCCCTTCTTCCACCATTCCTCAGAGCGTTCAAAGTGCGGAAGGATTACGCCTCGTTCTGCCTGGTACCAGTCACGAACGAGCTCATAACAATCGAGAACCCCGTGAACCCATACGCGGCCGATGAGCGGGGCATGGTAGCCCGAGGGCTTACACTCGCCCCACGTTTCATTAGGAATGGAAATAATCGACCATGGCAGCCCCGAGACTTCACAGGCTACGAGATCGGCCTGGCTGGGCTCAGGTCCAACGTTACAATGAGAATGAATAATCCTAACGATATCGCCCAAGTCTTCGGCCGCCGCATAATCCTTTGGTGACATGATGAAATTGTTTGGGTCCGAGGATAGGTTTGCGCACGGAAAATAAATTTCTTTTCCGCTTCTAACAACAACAAGGCCGCATGATTCGCGAGGGAAATCTCGGCGTGCGTGGAAGATAATATCTCGGCGAGTTGTCTCATTCATCGGTATTGACCACATGAAGGAAAGCCGCCAAAGGGCAGCACGCCATTAGTTCCGAAGCGGGCTTTGCATGAAGCCAGTCGTTTGCCGCAAACGTCCTGCCCGAGCGAGCCCACAGGATTGTCGTTCGTGTCGAAATAAGAAGAGCCGGCATAACCGCACTCGGCGCCGCGGTAGACCCACGGGCAAACGTTCTGGATGATGACCCTTCTCGGGAGCATCACGCCCACTAAATCAAGCGGTGATGAAAGTTCAAACTCGACGATATCTTTATTTTCGAGGGATTTTCGATCAACGTAAAAGACATCGGGAACAAATTCGGCCGTGGTGTCTTCGGTCGGGTTCACGCCGCCATCAAAATTCACGGCATCAAGATACTTTGCAAGGGTTCGGCGTCTTGTGAACTTAGCACCGAGCAGGCCATTGTAAGCCATAATTAGCGCGGTGATAGTTCCCAGCACGTTTGAAACCGTAAGTTTGGGCCGCGGGAGTTGACCGTTAGCCGTGATCTCAAAGCCTGTTACTTGAAGCGGAAACCTCGAATAGGTGACGCCGTTCCAAACGATTTCCTGGCTGATTTCGTTTGTGCCGCCGTGAAAATAAAATACCTCGCCGCCCAGAGAAGTTGCATCAAGTTCAAAGAGCTCAATGATTGCCGAGGGGACAAGCTTTTGAATCTCTGAGGTGATTGTGCTGGGAGTGGTCATGGTTCATACACCCGGTCAAACTTAGCCGTGAGATCAAACAAACCAGCCGAGCTATTAGTGCGCGTCCATTCGGAAACTCGATATCGCTTTGCGGATTCGCCCGGCGGTGTCCAGTCAAACGGCTCAACATAAGATGAGGCATCAAAAAAAGCTTCGATCGCGTCGGCTTCTGCCAGGGATCGCTTTGTAAAAGTTAAATTCCACTGTTCATCGAGCGAGTTAATTCCATACCGAACCGCCTGAGTGTACCCATCGCCAAACTGCGCTTTTCGAATGCGCGGCTTCGCGGATTTCGTTGGGCCAAAGTCAGGTAGAAAAGTGAATGTCGGCATATAAATCCTTTAGCTCGCTAACAAGCCCCCGGGTCTTTTCTGAACAATTATTTCATTTCTGACTGCTGCCCCGATCGCGCGGCCGAGATTGGCAGCGCTGGGCGAATTGCTATTTACCTGCTCGCCGCCGCCGGAAGTTGAAAGGTTAACCGTCACTGACACGTTTCCACCTTTGCCGGATGCATCGCCCTGAAGATTCACAGGAATACTGCGCCCGTCGGGGAGTGGAACATAAGCTTCCGGCAGTCGCCCTTCTCCAAACATAGCCAGTTGCGGAGTGTTGGCTACGCCGCCCGTCGCGTACTTATTGAGCGGAAGCGAGCCCTGAGCGGAAACTATTCCGCCGTTTGCCATCTTTAAATAATCCGCCGAAAAGCCCGTGGTGCCGCCCGCTGCATCCACGCCGCCACTGAAAAGAGAACCCAGCGCGCCCGCGATCGGTGCCACGATATTGCGCCGAACCTGAATTCGAAGCAGCTCTGTGATCACGTCGTCCGCGAACTTCTTCCAGCTCAGCCTTCCGGTTTTGAAGAAATCCACGAACGTATCTTCGAGACTCTTAAACGATGTATTGAATAGGTTTTTTGTTTGTGTGGCCAGATCTTCGGCGGCGTGCAGGTAATCTTCTATTGCCTGTTTGGCGCCGAGTTCAGGCCTTTTCTTCAGTTCGTCCTGTGCATCGAGCGCATTATTTATTGCGGTCGTATATTTTTCATAGGCGACTGTGCCTTCTTTCAGGCCTTTATTTATTAGCTCAGCGCTGATTGCCACTTTGCGGCGGGCCACTTCATTGAGCCCAAGGGCCGCGGTTTCGGCTTCAATTGTGACTAGTTTTTCTTTCGCAAACTTGATACCTGACTGCTCTTCCTTATTGAGCTCAGCGATATCTGCCGTGGCAGTCGAGGTTAACCGAGCCTTGGGCTTGGTATCGACCGCGGCTTGTTTGGCAGCGGCTTCGCCATCGGTGGCCCCAAAGAAGCTGAAGTTTTTGAACAAAGCCTTTTGCCGATTTGCGTAGTTTTCGCTTCTGGCCGCGAGTCTCTGAGTCAGACCGTCAAACTGGCTTGTGACGGCGTTAAATTCTTTTTTGGCGGCTGCCGTAATGTTCTCACCGCTACCGCCTATGATTGCGCGAATTGCGGTCTGAGTTACGTTCACGACTCCGCGGATAGATTGTGCAAAGGCATTGAGTGCGCCAATTGCGCCAAATACTAAGATATCCACGGCGTCGGTGAGCGCAACGGCGAGCGTGTCAACTACCGAGACGAGTAAGCGAATTGAATCTGTCACAATAGCAGTTGATCCCGCGGAAGCTGTTACCAGGAAGGGATATTTTTCGAATGCGTTCAGGACTTCCTGAAGCACTGGAAGCGCAGATTCTAGACCCTTAACGAAGTCGCCTTTAACGGCTACCCCGAGTCTTATTAATGTGTCGTTGAATTGATCGGCGCGGTTCGCGAAATCATCGGATAGCGCCAGGCCATATTTTTTAATCTCGTCGGCGCCTTCATTGAGAACCGGGATAAGCGCGGCGCCAGATTTTCCAAAGAGATCAACGGCGATTCGAGCCTTATCGGGTCCGTCTTTAATGTTTTTGAAACGGTCAGCGATTTTGAAAAGAACCTCATCGGCGCTTTTGCCCTTGGCTACGAAGTCTTTTCCAAAGAGACTATTTAATGCCGTGGCCTGCTTTTCCGATCCACTCGCAGCCTGAGATAGATTTACGGCGAGTTTTTTAACGCCGACTTGCAGCTCTTCAAAAGAAACTCCACTTGATTCGCCGGCAGTTTTCAGAGCTGACAGAGTTTGAACCGAGACGCCAACGACTTGGGAAAGGTCCCGAAGATTGTCGGCCGTGTCGATAATGCTCTTGATGAATTCAATTCCCTTGTAACCGACATAGGCCGCAACGAAACCTTTGATAGCGTTTCCGGCTTCTTTGAATCCTTTTTGAAGGAAGCCAGTCTGCTCCGAGGTGCCTTTGAGTGAGTTTTTGAGTGCGTCGATTGCAGAAGTGCCCGAGACATTGGCTTTGATATTTACGGAAGCGCCGAGTGATACCGCCATAACTTAGGTTTCCTTCTTCCGAGCACGGTCGCTCAATATCGCGAGCTCCATTATCTGAAGGTCATCAAGTATCTGTCTTTGGTTTTTCACCTCATGAATTCGAAAAACGAAATCAATAGACTGATAATTAAGACCCATAAGCCCACCCATTGGGGCCGCGTTCCACTGAGTTTGAACCAAAAGGAAAACCCTAATGGACTCCCAGTTTTCAGGCCAAACTTCAAACTCTTTGGATTCCTGGCTCTGCCGCCGAAGGGCTTCCACCAGTTCCGGCGGGGCCTGGAATGCCGCTAAGTCTTCGTGGGCATTGTCTTCGACGCCGCCACTCGCCCAGTGCAATGCGGCGTCTTCTAGTTTTTTCTTTTGGCCCCTTGGATAGCGCCAAAGAATGAAGTCACAATCGCAGCACAGATACCGGCTTCTTTAAAAACAATCTCGTCCCGGTTATTGATCGAAAAAGGAATTTCGGCACCTTCTGCGTCGACGATTCCTTTCCAGTCAGTAACAAGTTCGCGAGCCAGCTCCATGTCGCTTTTATAACCGTCAGTCTTCAGTCTTTCCTGAAGGGCTTCGAGTTCGTCTTGTGAAAGCTTTTTAAACTGAATATCTAAACTCTGTTTTTCATACCGGCCGCCGTCGACTGGGAGTTCTACCCAGACCGGCCACCAGAATGTTTTTACAGCACTGATTTTAAAAGCCATCAAAAACCCCTTATTTAAATGTAATCGTTAACTCATCATTTCCGTCAACGGGCGAAGCCGTGAACGGGATATTGAGCATCTGCACGCCGTCGAGATCCTGATACTGAGGATTGCCGATCGAGATGCGAGGTGCATCAAGTTTAACTTTGAAACCGTTTTTAGAACCGTGCGTGAGAGACATCGCACCGGTCACGCCATCGTTTGCGGCGGTGAAATAATCCTTCGTTGCAATCGTCGTTGCTTCGAAAATGAAGTTTCCGGCAGGTTTGCGGTCGACAAGCTTCACTTCTTCCAGGCCTATGAGCGTGCGATATTTCACGTCGTTGGCCATATTGAATGCCATAGACTCCATGACACCCTGATAACCGAAGAGTGAGAAGTTCGGGGTGTTCGCCGTGTTCGCAACTTGAGGAAGAGCGAAGCCCGAATAATCGGGAGTCGGAGCCGCGGTATCGGAAGGCGGAACATAGAGGCCGGTGAAGGTGAACTTCAGAGTGGGGATTGCCTTAGCGGCCAGAGCCACTTCGACGTTTGCCAGAGCGCCCAGAATCTTATGCAAAACACCGTCAACGTTGAAATACATTGTGACGGATTTAAAGTTGATCGAAACCGGCGAATAAACCACGGCCGTGTTCAAAAGCGGCGAGCCAGTTGCCGGCGTAGTCGGCGTTCCCGTGACGGTAATATCAAAGGTGGTGCTATTGGAAACAGTGACGGCAAAAGTGCCATCATATTCTGTTTCAGTTGCGCCAGTGATCTGCACCATGTCGCCAGTCGAAAGCCCGTGCGGTGCGGCCGTGACAACGGTCGCCACTTGCAGAGTGCGGTTAATGCTCGAGATCACAATCGTACTTGTGACGGCATCAAAGCCGCTGGCCTTAAGCAGGGGATCGAATGCCGGAGCTTTGCCGACTACGCCAGAGCCCACCATTTCGGTTTCGAAGCTGGCAGTGCAAAAGCGGGACGCCACGAGCGTATCGGAATTTCCTAAGAAGTCCCGAACAAGGTCACGGTTAACGAGTTCAGCATTGAGCGGCTGAACGTCGAGGTTCTTCACCAGCATGGCGTTCGCCGATCCGGTAGGCGTCGGATCTGTGCCATAAACGGATTCGAGTTTTGCCAAAAGAACTTTTCTGCGAGTGAGAAGAGACATGTTTTTTTACCCCTTATGCTGTCAGATTTTGAAGTGGTGTTCTGTAAACTATTGTAAAATCCGAAGTGATGATTTCCGCATCGCCGTCGGCGTTTAATCTCTGAGGCTTTACGTTACCAGGCTGAAGGTCAATTACGAGTCCGTCTATTGTCGGATCAAGCATGATTTTGCCGTGAATTTCTTCGACGATAGAATCAGACTCGCCGGCCGCTTCTTCTTCGCGCACCAGAACCGATATTTTTACGATGAGTTTCCAGCTAAGAGTTGCGATGGTGTCTTGAGTTGGGGTGTCACTATCCCAGGTCAAAAGAACCGCGGGCGCTTCACTGTTTAGAAAAGCTGAAACTCTAGAGCGATATATGCTCGCGGCTGGAACGGACATGAGAGTAATTAGCTGAGCCCGTATGGCCTGCAAAATTTCTTCACGTTTCGTCATGCCGCTACCTTCGAAAGTAACACTTTGGAAAAGGCTCCGTCACTTGTTTTGAAGGGCCCCTCGCGGACCTTGAAAGTATCGGCGCCGATTGTGAGCTGATCGCTTGTCTTCAGCGCGACCGCCGAAGTTTTAAAGACAAGTTCATACTCGGTCGAAACCACTCGCATATCATCGCCGAAAACTTGGTCGGGCTGATCTAAAATTCCCTTGAAGGAAACGTCAGACGGACCCACGACGTCGACGCTGAAATCAGCGAGAAAAACGTCGGAGTCCGCGGAGAAATCCACTAGATTCCCTTAACGATACTTTTTAAATCCAACTACCGAGCAGGCTACCGATCCGGTTCCAGAGCCACCGGCCACGGTCATATTCAATTTGATGAATTTCATCATATCGTCGGAGTTGAGGGTGATGATTTGTTTCGAAGCAGCGTTGGCCACCGTGGTGAAACCACCGCTTGCAACGTCGGTATAAGAACCGCCAGAGGTCGCCGATTCGGTGACTTTGATTGCGTTCGTGATGCCGACTCCTTGAGCAGTCGCATCGAGAATGACGGCAACGGGTCCTTCATAATCCGACAGGTCCAAAGCAGCCGAAAGACCGGTTGCAGTAACGGCGACGTTTGCGAGAAGAGTTTTAACTTCAAAAGCAGGAAACATATTTAATCCCTTTCAATAAAAAAGGGCGCCCGGTTAGGGGTGCCCTTTTTCAGGTTCTATCAATTATTGGTTAGCGTTTGCGAAGCAGAACGAACTTTCATGACGAACAGCCACGTCAAGATCTTGAAGTACGATTACGCGCAGACCGCCAGAGGTGGAAAGAGCAGAGGTGTCGACCGTGAGATCAACGCCGCTCCAATAACCCATCATCAAATCGGCAAAGTTTCCGAAGAGAATGTCGCCATCCACCATTTGGTTCGAAACCACTGCGGGATAACCGTTAACCATGTTGCCGGCTTCCCAGAGGGTAGCGTCGGTGTTCGCGAATTTAACGGTGCCTTTGAGGTAGCCGCGCATTTTCGCGTTCAAGATATACTTCATGGCTTCCACGTCCGCGTCGTCGGCTGCAATCAAAGATTCCATGTCGATGAGCTCAAGGAACGTCGGCGAGTTTGCGCTTGCGAGGTCCTTAGTCTTAATCGAAGCGGTGTTCGTGATACCGAGAGGCTGGCCGGAGCTACCAAGGCCGTAAATACCAGCCAAATCCACTGCCAGAGCGAGAACGGTAGCCAAGTCAGACTTGACCAAGTTCTCAACGTCCGGGCTGGACTGGATGATAAGCTTACGGCTCAAATCGGTGAACGCGCCCACGGTTTTGGGCGACATCGCCACTTGACCGAAGGTTTGCTGAGATTCGGTAGGCGCTACGCCTTCACCAACCCAGTAAGCAGTCGCGCCGCCAGTTTGTTTGGGGATAGCGATATCGCCTTGAAGACCCATCAAGCTGCGAACACCGGCGCGAGACAATGCGGATTTTTTGCGGAAGATTTCAATGAAGGCTTCGGGCATATGCTGAGTGCCAACCAAGTAACCGCCGGCCGAGGGAGTTCCCTTCGACAAATCCCGGTGAGAGAGAACTTCATGCGGAATGTGGAGGCCTTGGGATTCTTTGCCGCGAAGCTTGCTTGCAGCGTCCGACACTTCACGCTCATAACCGGCAGCGGCTTGGATCTTGGCGTTGCCAGGATTCGCCAAAGCTGGGATGGCG